CATACATATAAAGAGATTGGATTATATCCAAAGGGTATCGTTGGTGGTGGTACTGGTTCTTATTACTCAGCTGACAACATCTTTATTCTTGGTCGCCAGCAAGAGAAAGATGGAACTGAATTGACTGGTTACAATTTTATTATCAATGTAGAGAAGAGTCGTTATGTTAAAGAAAAATCTAAGATACCTGTTAGCGTATCTTTTGATGGTGGTCTTAGTAAGTGGTCTGGTTTACTTGACATTGCGCTTGAATCCAAGCATGTGGTCAAACCCTCTAATGGATGGTATTCCAAATGTGATCCAACTACTGGAGAAGTAGAAGATAAGAAGTATCGTCTGAAAGATACTGATACAAAAGAGTTTTGGTTACCAATTCTGACGAACAAAGAGTTCTATGATTTTGTTAAGAACAAATATTCAATTGGTCAAGGTGGACAGATGATGCAAGAAGATGACCTTGATAAAGCATTGGAAGAATTAGAATTCGATGAGTAATTTTAGATACCAAGTCCTTGAACACAAACACAGTGGACTTCAAGCAATTAAGTTGACTGAAGGTGCGTTTGAGGGTATAATTTACACCTATGGAAAAGTTAGTATTGATACAGATGAAGAGAATGGTAGGATTCATCTGAAATTTGAATACGAAATTCTTGATTATGCTGACAAGGGTATGACAGACATAAAACCTTTTGAATCATACATAGGTAAGATACTTGAAGGATTAATTCACGAGGGTGTCGAAGAAAATAGTTTAACATACACAGGCGGAGTTGATGAGAATAGAACAGAAGATTCTAAGCAATCTGATACATGATGAGCATTATTGTCGTAAGGTAATTCCGTTTCTAAAGAAAGAGTATTTTACAGATCGTAAAGAAGCAATTATCACAAGTGAGATTGTTTCTTTCTTCACAAAGTATAACAAACCAGTAACAAAAGAAATCCTGTCTATTGAAGTTAGTAATAGAAAAGATCTCAACGACAAAGAGTTGGTTGAACTTACCGATTATATCGGTAGTTTGAATCACGAGCCAGTCAATGAAGACTGGATGTTAGAGAACACCGAGAAGTTTTGTAAAGATAGAGCAGTTTATAATGCGATCCTTAATTCAATTAGTATCATCGATGGGCGAGATAAAATTCATACAAAAGATGCGATACCTAGTATCCTTAGTGATGCACTCGCTGTTTCTTTTGATAATCACATCGGTCATGACTATTTGGATGATCACCTTTCGAGGTTTGATTTTTATCACAGGGTTGAAGAGAAAATTCCTTTCGACCTTGACATGTTCAACAAAATCACCAAAGGTGGACTCTCAAAGAAAACCTTAAACATTGCACTTGCTGGCACTGGTGTTGGTAAGTCATTGTTCATGTGTCACATGAGTGCTGGTTGTTTGACACAGGGCAAAAATGTTTTATACATAACTATGGAAATGGCAGAAGAAAGAATCGCTGAGAGGATTGATGCGAATCTCTTGAACCTTACCATGGATGAATTGAAAGTTATTGATAAGGATATCTTTGAATCTCGTATCGCAAAGATTACAAGTAAGACTAAAGGTAAACTAATTGTCAAAGAATATCCAACTGCAAGTGCTCACTCTGGGCACTTTCGTGCATTGCTGGAAGAATTAAAACTGAAACGAGACTTTAGACCTGATATAATCTTCATTGATTATCTTAACATCTGTGCGAGTCAGCGAATGAAGCAAGGTGGAAGTATTAACTCTTATACATATATTAAGGCAATCGCAGAAGAGTTGAGAGGTTTGGCAGTAGAGTATAATGTGCCAATCGTTTCAGCAACTCAAACAACTCGTTCTGGGTATACAAATTCAGATCCAGGACTAGAAGATACGAGTGAATCATTTGGTTTGCCAGCGACCGCTGACTTCATGTTTGCTTTGGTCAGCAATGAAGAGTTAGAAGCATTGAATCAGATCCTTGTGAAACAATTAAAGAATCGTTACAACGATCCTAGTTTCTATAAACGATTTGTGATTGGAATTGATAGAGCAAAGATGAAATTGTATGACACAGAAGCATCTGCTCAAGTTAATATAAGTGAATCTGGTCAAGATGATGAGCCAGTGTTTGATAAGAGTAGTTTTGGTCGCAGACAAAAAGCAGAATCATTCGAGGGATTTAAGTTTTAGGAGAAAGATATGGTAAAAGTTATTGTAGCAAAACAGAAACATGATATGACTCATATGTTGGGACAGTTCCCTGATGAGTCGCATTATGATCATCTTATCGAGGAAGACACAGATGTATACATGCCAGAGATTCCAGGACATCCAGAGATGACATTCTCTGAAGAGAGGATTGTTCTGAAGTTTCGTAAGAATTATTTTACAAAAGAACAACAAGACCAAGCTTACATTGGACTTCGTGAAGCTGCAACTGAGACACAGAATCGTGGACTTGCAGCTGGACCAAGAGCAGAGAAGTTAGGTAATCGTGAATGGGTTACTGAATATGAATATGACATCGTTGATTACTTCAGTAATCCTAAAGCCAATCTATTTGGTGAAGATCCAATTGAAGCAATTCGTCAGGCACATAAGAACAAGAAGCCATCTCCGTCTAATCGTAATAATGTTTGGGGTATTTCTACTGTAAAGAAAGACAACTTCGTCTTTGAAGACTGGGTTGAAGCAACAAGAAAACTTTCTGAGAATGAAATGCGTGCAGAAGCAAAACGAGTTGCTGAGAAATATATCTGTGCAACAACCTATGCCAATGGTGTGTTCTCTGGTATTGCTGGATGGTTCGATCGTTATCCTCGCATTCCTTATGGTCGTGCAACATCTTATACTGCGAATCATCCAGACAAATTTGCTATGGCGTATCCATTCCTACAGCAACTTGCACAGGGTTTCAAAGATCTGTTGCCATGGAGATATGGTAATCAGATGGAAGCAGCAAATAAAATGGATCCTCGTTTCTTAGTTCCAGAAACTCCATTTACTACTGTCACTGTGAATAGATCTTTTAGAACTGCGTGTCACTTTGATGCAGGCGACCTAACTTCTGGTCTATCAAATCTACTGACATTATCAAACAATGGTAATTATCGTGGTTGTCATCTTGTTGCACCAGAGTATCGTGTCGCAGTAAATCCAAGACCTGGAGATCTGCTACTGATTAACAATCATGAAGTAATGCATGGTAATACTCAGATCGAATTACTTGACGATGTGGCAGAGAGAATTTCATTGGTTGTATACTTCCGTGAGAAGATGCTTGAGTTGGGTTCTAAAGAGTATGAAGATTGTCGTTTTGACTTTGTTGAATCTCGCAGACTTAATAAAGAACATCCAGAACAACGACCATTGTGGAATGGTGTATCACCATCAATGTGGGATTCTAAAGAATGGTTTGACTATCTAGAATCAAAACTAGGTACAGAAGTATTGAACAAGTATCATCCACCAAAGACTACAACTGTTAATGCACTCGAGGAGTTCTTCGGATAATGTGTGCCGTAATTGGAACAATCATTCAGAATCCTTCAACAAAGGATTTTGAAAATCTACTTCGTGTATTCCATGAGTCTAAGATTCGTGGAATGCATGCTACAGGAATCTCTTATGTTAAACATGGTAAAATCCATACTGAAAAGTATCCAGTGCCAGCTAATGAATTTCCTTTTAATTTGCCAGCGTATGTCAATGAAGATGGAAATCTATACCTTATTGGGCACTGCCGTTATAGCACTAGCGATCTTGAGTATAATCAGCCAATTGCTAATGATAATCTTTCAGTAGTTCACAATGGTGTTATTACTCAAGAACTACCAGAGAAATGGAAAGAGTTGTATGGTTATGATTGTGAAACTAAAAACGATACAGAACTAATCTTACATACCGCAGAAGATTGCATCAGTCCATTGGTTCGTTGGAAGGATTCTAGTCTTGCAGTTATTGAATTGCATGTTGATAAAGTTATTAGATTCTATCGCAATGGTAAGCGTCCATTATACTTGACAAATATCTCGAATGGATGTATAATTACTTCCACTGCGTATTTGATCCACGCATCCCAACACTTTGACGCATAGCCTTTACCTTCGTGTCCTTCAATTGTAACAATTTCGTAAAGGTTCGTATAACCATCCCTATTAAATGTAGCAAAGATTAATGATACAACATCACCATTCACTTCATAAGCAAGTGGAGGACATTTATCATAGTTGTGAAA